TGAGAAGGCTGGGGGTGAGATCATTGGTGAGGCATTCGGTGCTGAGGTGTCAACAGGGCGGTCGGCCTATCTGCTCTCATTCAAGATCGGAGATGATCACTTCAAGGTTGTGTGGCCTGTATTGCCCAGCAGGACCGGCAACACAGGCGCGGCGAGGCGCCAGGCTGCCACCATGCTGTACCATGATGTCAAGGCTCGGGCGGTGAGTTCTCGTGTTCTCGGTGGCAGAGCGGCGTTCTTCAGCTATCTCCTGCTGCCGGACGGTCGAGTAGCAAACCAGGCAGCAGTGCCGGAATTGCTGAGTGCGATCCCCAGGTTGCTGACGTCGTGACACAGCGGGCACGGCCGCTTCAGGGTGAGCTCTCTTGGGGAATCCCAGGCCGGCCGTCTACCGGCCCACCGTGCAAAGAGAGTGAAGTGTGCGACAGAGGCAAGCAGGGAGTGGGGGTTGGTGGCCCCCACTCCCACCACGCTGGTTGACATCGTCCAGGGGACCTGCTATACTACAATCGGGGGAAGTGATCCGTGATCCTGATCGACTGGATGGCCTTGAAAGGCGCGCTGCTGGCCAGGGGTATGACGATTCTGGAGATTGTCTGCATGATCGTGTGGGGCTACCTCCTGGTGCAATTGCAGCGCAATCGGCGGGGATAGACCATCTCGGGAACGCGAATCTTTCCTTGGGAACGTTGGGAGCGCGCCGACGGGCAGCCTCGAGGGGGGCATTCCCCCGCTGATCACGCCCACGGCCGAGAGGCCACACTAGCATCGGCGCGCACTCTTTGCCCTCGGCCGCCGCCCTTGCGCCCTGCGAACGCGGACGATGGGATATGAAGCAACAGCCACAACTTTCCGTCGCAGCCCCTCAGCCCTGCATCCGTGAGCAGGTGCTGATCAATAAGATCTCGCGTTGGCTTGAGGAACACGGCGAGGCATTGGTTGCGGCGCCGATGGCGAGATTGGTCGTCCATATCTCCGGCACGAGTATTCGCGTCCATATAGAGCATATCTACGAGTCCACCTAATCTTAATAGCCGTTACCCCACAAGGCGCGGCACGTTTTTCCCTCTACGCCAGGGAGGAATGGATCTCCGTCACCCGGTGACCCCGGCGCGGCATCTTTCTCCCTCTTCGGAGGGAGAAGTGTGCCGCGTTTTGTGTTTCCTCGGGATGTGAGTGAGATGGAAGATGGCGAGGCTGGAGCCACTGGCAGGCGAAAGGCAGAAAGGTGAAACGTCCAGGGCGGTCCAAGGCTGCAACGACTACCTGAGGATGGGGCCTGGTCGAACCGTGGCCGGGCTGTGGCGTCGCTACGTGGAAATGAGCGAAAGTGAACGAGAGTTAGCGCCTAGCAGAGTTAAAGGCACCTTGACAAACTGGTCCGCACGCTACGGGTGGCTCGCACGCGCAGAGGCCTACGACGCCGCCCTCGAGAACGAGAAGAACGCCCGCGCCGAAGAGATCATGAATTCGGGCGTCGCCCTGGAGCATGAACGCGTTTCCGAGCTCAAGAAGCTCGCCGCTTTCCTCACCGACCAGGTGGAGAAGGAAACCCCAGAGGGCGATCGCCCCAGAGTGTGGTTGCCAGATGTGAAACAGATCGGCAGCGGTTTCGACGCCGAACGAGTAGACATCGAGCGTTTCAATGCACCGTTGTTCTCGCAGCTCCGTGGAGTGCTGGACGATCTGGCACAGGAGACGGGTGGGCGAGTCAGGAAGCAAGAGATCACAGGGAAGGACCGAGGCCCGATTGAGTTTGCAGACGCTAGCCTCACCGACGCTGAGCGACTGGCAGCGCTTGCTGCACTCGGCGGACGACTACCAGAAGACGCTGATTGACGCGATTCTCGCCGGAGCGATCAATCAATCCCAGCATTACGGGCCCAGGGGCCGCTGTGCCGGTCTCCTGGGCAGTACCGAGGCTGAGGTCGTCATCAGCGGACCGGCGGGGACGGGAAAATCGCGCGCGTGCCTCGAAAAGCTCAACTTCTGCGCCTTTCAGTACCCCGCCATGCGTGGGCTGATCCTGCGGAAGGTGCGAAGCGATCTCAGCGAGTCCGGCCTGGTCACCTTCGAGCGCGACGTGCTGGGCCTGGACCACTCAATGGTGGTCGACGGACCCAGGCGCAACTATCGCCAGATCTACCAGTACGATAATGGCTCGGAGATCGTCGTCGGAGGATTGGATAAGCCCGGCAAGGCGTTGTCATCCGAGTACGACCTGATCTACGTCCAGCAGGCGGAGGAAACGCAGGAGGAGGACTGGGAGACGCTCACCACGCGACTCCGCAACAACGTCATGCCCTTCCAACAACTCATGGCCTGCTGCAACCCGGACCGGCCCACGCACTGGCTGAAGCAACGGTGTGAGGTCGGCAGAGCGGAGATGCTGGAGAGCCAGCACGAGGATAACCCGCGCTTGTGGGACGCCCAGACCGAGGGCTGGACGGAGGAGGGGCAGGAATACATCGCCCGGCTGGATGGGCTCACCGGTGCGAGGAAACAGCGCCTGCGCTACGGACGCTGGGTGCAGGCCGAGGGCGTGGTCTTCGAGAGCTACGACGCCGCTATCCATCTCATCGATCGCTTCGAGATCCCGGAGGATTGGCGCCGGATCCGCGTGGTCGATTTCGGTTACGTGGGGCCCTTCGTGTGCTCCTGGTACGCCATCGACGGCGACGGTCGCATGTTCCGCTACCGGGAGATCTACCACACCAAGCGGCTGGTATCGGAGCACGGAAAACAGATCAACGAGCTGAGCCAGGGCGAGAAGATCGAGGCGACGATCTGCGACCACGACGCCGAGGACATGGCCACGCTCAGGGCGGCGGGGATCCGGACCCAGCCGGCGGACAAGGCAGTGAGCGTCGGGCTCCAGAAGGTAGAAGAGCGGCTGCAGGTGCAGCCTGACGGGAGAGCCAGGCTCTATTTCCTGCGCGGCAGCCTGGTGGAGAGAGATCGTGCGCTGGTGGAGGCGAAGAAACCCACCTGCACGGAGCAGGAATTCGACGGCTACGTCTGGTCGGATAAGGCCAGGAAGGAGCAGCCGGTGAAGGAAGACGATCACGGGATGGACTTGACGCGTTACGCCGCCATGTACACGGACAAGCCCAAGCGCGCGTACTTCGGATGATGGGATGAGGGGATAGGGGCTGTGACAACACATGATGCTTGAGCCGAAGACATCCCTCGCCGAGAGGGCCCGGATCGCCTGGCGGGTCTTCCGCCGGGGCTTTCCACTCTCTCCCTGGGCGAAACAGAGGCCGCGCATAGCCTGGCCGGACTTCCGCCAGGAGGAGCCGCAATGGCAGATGGTGAACTACGGCTCCTACGCTGAGGAGGGATTCGCGGCAAACTCGGTCATCTACTCAGCGATCATGTTCAAGGTCAGGAGCATCTCTCAGGCCCCCCTCCGCGCCTACACCGGCGATCTGGAGCACCCGGAGCTGCTGCCGCCGTCCCATCCCATGCAGGCGCTGGTATCCAGGCCGAACCGGCACCAGTCCTGGGCGGAGTTTCAGGGCCTGCAACAGATCTACTTCAACCTGGCCGGCGATTCCTATGGCCTGGTCATTCGCGAGCGGGCATCGGATCCGCCCGAGGCCATGTACTCGCTCCGTCCGGACCGCGTGTGGATCATCCCAGGGAAGAGCCTCGAAGAAGGCATCAAGGGCTATCTCTACGTGCCCGAAGGCAAGAGCAAGCGCGACGGAGTGCCTATTCTGCCCCAGGACATGGTCCACGTCAAGCTCCCCAACCCGCTGGATCCTCTGGAGGGCATGGGCTATGGACTCTCGGCCGTCTCCCCCGGCGCTCACTCGGCCGACGTGGACAACTATGCTACCCGCTTCCTGCGCCTGTTCTGGGAGCGCGGTACGATGCTCACGGGGCTGTTGAGCTTCAACGCCGAGTTGGATGATCCCACGATCGCGGGGATCCGCGAGCGATGGAAAGAGATCTATGGCGGTTACGAGAATTGGGCCGAGGAGATCGGCGTGCTGGGCAAGGAGGGGAAGTACCAGCGAATCGGCATGACCTTCGCCGAGATGGAATTCGACTCTCTCGACGAGCGGAACGAGGCTCGGATCCTGGGACCCTTCGGCGTGCCACCGATCCTCATCGGCACCCGGTTGGGATTGGCACGGTCCACCTTCAGCAACTATCAGGAGGCGCGGAAGGCCTGCTGGGAGGATACGTTGGTCCCTGAGCTGCGGTGGTTCGAGGTGGACTACCAGCACTACCTGCGCACCGACGACGCCTGGGTGGCCTTCGATCTCTCGCGCGTGCCAGCGCTACAGAAGGACGTGCCGAAGCTCGTGGACGCGGCCTATCGACTCTGGCAGATGGGGACGCCCGCGAACCAGGCCACTGAGGCCGTCGGGCTTAGCGTGGGCGACATTCCCGGCGGGGACATCGGCTATCTCCCCTACAGCGTAGTGCCCAGGGGAATCCATGAGGGCGATGGCGGGCAGCAGGACGATACAGGGGACGAGGATGACCGGAAAAGGGTCGATTGGCTGCGCACGGCGGGGCTGCTGACCAACGGCCGGGTGAGGGGCTCGATGAAGGTGAGAGGCTTGTCGGCCGATCAGAAGGCCGCTCACTGGAAAGCCATCGATCTCATCGCCCAGTCCTGGGAGGAGAAATTCGGCGAGGCGGCCAACGCTCAGTTCAAGGCAGATCAGCGGGCGATCCTCGCACTGGTGAACGAGGCGAAGGGCAAGGCGTTGCATCGGAAGCAGACCATCGAGTGGGCGGAGCTCCTGCCGGCTGTCGAGCTGTATCTCGCCATGGAGAGTAAGGCCAACTGGCGAGCGGCCTTCGTCCCTCTCCTGCGCGGAGTGATTGCCGACCAGGGCGAGCGGTGGTCGGCGGAGCTGGGCATGGAGTGGGACGTCGAGAACGTCTTCGCCCAGCGTTGGTTCGACGACTACGTGCTGGAGTTCGCCCAGCCGATCGGTGACACGACCAAGAAGCAGATCACCTCCGTGCTGCAGCAGGCGCAGCGCGAGGGATGGACGGTGGGCGAGATGGAGGACCGGCTCGGTAAGGTCTTCCAGCAGTGGACGGAGGGCGATCTGACGCCCGAGGACTTCCAGTGGTTCGAGGACCGGATGCCGCAGCACCGGAGGGAGATGATCGCGCGGACGGAGACAATCAGGGCCAGCAATGCCGGCAGCCACGCGCTCTATGACGAGTGGGAGGTGCAGCAGAGAGAATGGCTGGCGACGCAGGACGACAGAGTGAGGGAGACGCACTCGGCCGCCTCCGGCCAGGTGGTGGCCAAGGGGGAGCCCTACACTGTTGGCGGCTATCCAATGATGTACCCAGGGGACGCCAGCTTGGGAGCCCCGCCCGAGGAGTACATCAATTGTCGGTGCACGGAGCTTCCAGTGATCAACCTCGAGGGAATAGAGTGAGCCCGAACGACGTAGCGAGGAGTTGTGAGATGGGAATGCACCCTGAGGTGTGCCCGGTGTGTCAGGGCAGAGGGTCGGTGCCGTACGAATTCTATCATGGATGGGGTGAGTCACAGAGCACAGCACAACCTGGTCCCGTCACGTGCCGCAGTTGCTGGGGGTGCGGGTATGTTCAGATGCCTGACGCGGGAGACAATCCCAAGCCCTTCGATCCGCGTTCGGAGTTCAAGGCGGGAACCCATGCCTGAAGATCTATCTCCCCAAGCCATCAAGCTGGTCAGGAGAATCCAATCGCTGCCCTCTGGCAGGGCTTACCTGATGACACTGTTCAAGGGCGAGGCCTCCTGGCTATTGAGCATCCAGGATGATAGGGGTGCCAAGATCGAGTCGCTAGTCGAAGAGAAGTAACGTACTCATAGGCATCATACTGCGCCGCCACACCAGCGGCGGGCCTCTGGAACATCAGACACACGGGGCCGCTTCTCTCACAGGAGAGGGGCGGCCCTGTTTTCGTTTTCGGGAGGAGTCATCATGGAGAGAAAGACCATCCCCTTCTTCGCCACCAAAGTGGACGAAGAGCAGGGCATCGTCGATCACATCGTCTCCGTCTTCGGCGTCATCGATGACGGAAATGACCGGGTGTGGCCAGGGGCATTCACCAAGACAATCGCCGAGCGCGGACGGAAGATCCGCGTGCTGGACCAGCACCGCATGGAGAGTGTGCGCGACGTGGTCGGCAAGCCTCTCATGCTGCAGGAGGTGGGGCGCGACGGGTTGCCGGCCGCACTCCTCGAGCAGTTCCCAGAGGCGACGGGAGGCCTCAAGGCCAGCACCCAGTTCCTCTTGAACACGCCCGAGGGCGAAGGCGTATTCCGGCGGATCAAGGACGAGGCAGTGGACGAATGGAGCTTCGCCTACGACGCGCTGGACTACGACCACGAGAACGTGAAGGTGGGCGACCAGACGATCGCCGTCCGGAACCTTCGGACGCTCAAGCTCTGGGAATACTCTCCTGTCATCTGGGGGATGAACCCGGCGACCACGACCATCGGGGCGAAACAGTCACCGACCGAGGCGAAGCCCTGGGACGTCTTTCTCGTCGACGGTGAGCACTGCGTCTACCGCGTGAACGAGCAGGGTGAGCGCATGGGCGATGCGCTGGGCTGCCACGCCACCGAGCAGGAGGCCCGGGATCAGGTGGCGGCGCTGTACGCCTCAGAGGAGGCGGCGCTGACGGGGTCACCAGAGGGCAGGTCAGGCTCCGAAGATGGCGAGACCAAGTCCGTCTTCATCGACGGGATCACCGCAGCCGTCCGCCAAGCCTTCTACTCGCAGTACCCGGACAGCAGGGCCACAGGGGAAGGACAGCCGTGGCAGTACTTCTGGGTCAAGGAGGTGTGGGACGACTTCGTGATCGTCGAGGAGGAGACCCAGGACCAGCGGTATCTGTGGAAGATTTTTTTTTTTTTCAAGCAGAAGACGGCATACGAGATAGCGTAGCGTCTCGTGGGCTCGGAGATGTGTATAAGAGACAGAAGAGAAGCTGGCTGAGGCACAGAAGCTCTTCGCCAAGGCCAAGGAACTGCTGACGGATCCGGAGGCGACGGCCGAACAGAAGGCCAACCTCGAGCAGATCTATGAGGACGCCAAGCGGCTGAAGCGCGAGGCCTTGCAGCTCAAGGACATCGAGGAGGCGGCCGAGATCGGCGACGTCCTGGAGCGCGTCGAGCAGGTGCAGAAGGACGACCCGAAGCCGGAAAGCAAGGGCTTCAAAGAGTGGAGCAACTACCTATATGCCGTCTGGCGTGCGGGCCATCCCAACCCGGCTTTCTCCAAGCAGGATGACCGGCTGGTCTTCTTTGCAGATGAGGAGCCGAAGACGCACGACAATAAGGCCATGGCCGAGGGCGCCGGTTCCACCGGCGGCTTCCTGGTCCCCGTGGAGTTCCTAGCCCAGCTGCAGGCAGCGATGGCCGAGTCGGCCATCGTGCGCTCGCGAGCGACCATCATCCGCATGAGGCGGCGACAGGTAGACCTACCGGTTCTCGACCAGACAGGGACCACGGCCGGCGTGCCGCACTGGTTCGGGGGCATGCTGTTCTACTGGGGCGAGGAAGGGGCGGAGAAGTCGGATACCACCCCCAACTTCCGGCAGGTGAGCCTTGTCCCTCACAAGCTCTACGGCCTGACCCACGCCAGTGACCAACTCGTCGCTGACAGCGCCATCTCCCTGGCCGACTTCTTAAGCGGGCCCATGGGCTTCGCCGGGGGTGTGGCCTGGATGGAGGACTACGCGTTCTTGCAGGGGACGGGCGCCGGGCAGCCGCTAGGCGTGATCAACGCCGGCGCGACCATCGCCGTCGGGCGGGCCGCGGTAGGCACCGTCGGATACGGCGACCTGGCGGACATGATGGAGAGCTTCCTACCCAGTGGGAGCGGGATGTGGGTGATCACCCAGTCGCTGCTCTCAGAGTTGATCCAGCTCAACGGGCCCGCGGGCAACCCGTCCTACGTCTGGCAGCCCAACGCCAGGGACGGCGTGCCGGGCTACCTCTTGGGTTACCCGGTGCGGTTCTCGGAGAAGGTGCCCTTGATCGGATCCACCGGCGACGTGCTGCTGGCCGATTGGCGCTACTATCTGATCGGCGACCGGCAGGCAACCACCATCGAGTCGACCAAATTCGCCCGCTGGGTGTACGACCAGACCAGCTGGCGTGTGGTCCACCGGGTGGATGGCCAGCCGTGGCTGAGTGCGCCGCTGACATACCAGGACGGGACTACGCAAGTCAGCCCCTTCGTCGTGTTGTCAGCCAGCACCTAATCGACACTGACTTAACCGACGCCGGAGCTGGGGGGATCCCAGACTCCTCGGCTCCGGCGAGAACAGCATGGAGGTGAGGAATGGCGTACACAAATCGATTCACCGAGCAGTATCAGCTGGCAGCGGTCGAGTTCCCGGACAGTGTTGCGCCCGCCACGGTCAACGGGGCGTGGTTGTCCATGCGGGACTTTCACCGAGCCTTCTTCATGCTGCTCGTGGGCGACATAGTTGCAACTGGGACTGTGGACTTCCTGCTCCAGCAGGCGACGGACACGGCCGGCACCGGGGCGAAGGCAATCACCGGGAAGGCGATCACTCAGTTGACGCAGGCCGGCGGGGACAGCGACGACGCCTGTGGCATCGAGCTTCAGATGGAAGAGCTCGACGTCACCGGCGGCTTCGACTGCGTACGTTGGGTTCTGACCATCGGAACGGCTGCGGCTGAGGTAGGGGTGGCTGTCCTGAAGGGTGAGCCGTCGCGCTTCAAGCCGACGGTGACCACGGCCTGGACGGAGGTCATCACGTAGCAGTGTGAGCTGAAGGGGGCTGTGTTGGAGTGAGATGGTTCGGGGGTGAGGCGGTGAGGGTATCCCCCTTTACCCTTCCCGTCGATCCCCCAGTAAGGGGGGAGCCGTGAAGAGAGCGACAGGATAGATGTACGTCCAGCTGCGCAGCATCCAGGATGTCGCGATCGATGGGAATGTGACGCGCTGCCATCCTGGCGACTGGGTCGACGTGGGGAAGCAGACGGCCTTCCGCTGGATCGCGCGGGGCGACGCCTGGGCGCCGGACGAGAAACTCGCCCAGGCCCTACCGGGCGATGCAGGCATCGTAATCAGGGGCGACGTCTCGGCGAGGCAGCAGATCGGCAAGCTGGGGGCGGGGCTGCAGATCACCGACGGGGAACCACGGCTCGAGTACCGCTATACACTGATCTGGACGCCTTCGCTGGCCATGCCGAAGCAACTATTGGGCGCAGGCTTCCACCTGTTGGAGCGATGGCAGCTCGTGGTGCCGCTGTGGGACTATGACGAGCTGGCGGTTGGTGCGGGTAGCCAGGCTGACCGTGAAGTCGCAAAGGGAATCCTACACGATCTAAGGGTGCCCCTCTACGATACTCGCCTGATCTTCGTCAAGCGAGCGCCAGACACCCGCCGGCTGCTGGAGCTGTGGCGTGAGTGGGGAGAGGAGATCGACGACGAGCGGCTGGCGTTCCTCGTCGCTCTATACCAGGCCAGGCCGCTGGTCTGCGCTCTTCCGACGCTGGCCCCGCGAGATCGGGGGATCCGGTGAACCGCTGGAAGCGCAAAGTCGAGGCCCTGATCAGGCTGGCCGAGGACCAGAAGGGGAGGCCAGAGGGGGATCTCGCGCGCGCGAAGCTGATACAGATACTCGATCGCTACCCGGAGGTCCGCCAGTATAGTCCGGTCGTCGATCTCATGCAGCGGGAGCTCACGATGCGCGACGTTGCCGAGATGCGGCGCAATGGCATATCGACGGACGGCAGTTGGACAGGCCGTAACCTGAGCGACGCGATCTTCTTGATGGAGCAGGAGTACAAGCGACGAATGGCTGCATATCAGAGGCGCGGACGGGTTGAGGACCCTCGGAAGCGGCTGCTGCGGAGGTTGGTGCATGCTGCAGGCTAGGGGCGCGGTCTACGTCGTCTACGGCGAACCAGCACTTGACCAGGCCCGACTCTCTATCCAGAGCCTACATCAGCACCGGGCCGACATGCCGGTGACTGTCATCGGTGATCAGTGGGGGGAGAGCTTGTGTGAGCAGCCGTTCTGCGTCTACGTCTATCACTCGGAACGGGACCAGGGTGGACGATGGGCCAAGGTGAACCTTGATAGTCTCAGTCCCTATGAGCTGACCCTCTACCTCGACGCCGACACGCGGGTCAGGGAGGACCTATCATCGGGCTTCGAGCTACTGGCCGACGGCTGGGATGTGGCGATCGTCCCCAGTGAGTGCCAGGGACAGCGGATGCTGTGGCATGTGGGCATGGAGGACAAGGCCACGACGCTGGATGCCTGGCCCTGCGAGCCGCTACAGCTGCAGGGAGGCGTGTTCTACTTCCGCAAGTCCGCCGCGACGGCGACGCTTTTCCAGATCTGGCGCGAACAGTGGCTGATGTACGAGGACCAGGATCAGGGGGCCTTACTACGAGCATTGGCCTTCTCTCCGGTCAGGGTGTGGCTCCTGGGCCGACCGTGGAATGGGGGAGCCCTGGTGAGCCATCTGTTCGGACGGGCAAAGAGGCATTGACGGTGAGAATACACGTCGTGTGTGAGCGCATCGACGCCGATCGGATACTACCCCGGATGGTGCGCTACTTGACGGCCGGCTGTGGCTGGTCGGCGGGGCGAAGGCCAGACTCGACTGCCGACGCCAACTACTTCTTCAACTATCTGCTCTGGCGGCAGCGCAATCATGGCTGGCATGAGACGCCCATTGCCGGGTTCTTCACGCACCGCGACGAGGCCAATGACCTCAAGGCCCGCTACTGGGATGAATCGGCCGAAGGGCTGGACCTGCGGACGGTATGCGCCGAGATGTATGCACGACAGCTCAGGCCTTACGGGCCCACAGAGATCGTACGCCCGCCCGTCGAGATGGACCGCTTCCGGATCCACTCCAAGCGGGAGACGCCCCGGCCGGTGGTCGGCGTGAGTGGCTACACCTACGGCGACGGCCGCAAAGGTGAGCAGCTGGTGGGGAAGCTGGCGCAGAGGGAGCTCGCCTCGCGCGTGGAGCTCCGGGCCAGCGGGCGCGGTTGGCCAATTCCGACGCGCAGCTACCCATGGGCGCAGATGCCCGGTTACTATCAGAGCCTTGATG